AACAACATTTTATATTGATAATGATGGCAATGTCATGATTGCCGCCAAAACTCTTACTATAGGTGGTAAGGATGTAGAAGATATTGCTGGAGATACTATTGATGAAAAAATAAAGAAAGCAATTCCGTTGGTTATACAGTTATCAAGTGAGTATCAGGCAATCCCGGTAAATGCGGATGGAAACTATTCGAGTTTTCCAAGATGCGAGGTAAAAGTACAGGTTTTTTATGGGGAATCGGATGTTACATCAGAAGCGGCTATATCGTACTCGACAGAAAACATAACAGGCACGTGGTCTTCAGGTACACACACTTATTCCGTAAAGAGCTTATCCGAAGACATTGGATGGGTTGATTTTTCAACGACTTATAATGGAATAACAATAACCAAGCGCTTTAATCTTGCAAAACAGTATGCTGGCGGGAACGGTACGAACGGAAAAGATGCCACTGTTTATTACCTTGAATGTGAAACAACAACGATCAAAAGATGTTCAAACAGCTCTGGCGGATATGATTATTCGCCTTCTCCGCTGGTGTTTCATTTGTATTCGCAGACAGGAGCAGAGGAGAGAAAACAAAACATTTCCGGTAGATGGACGTTTGAGTATACAGAAGACGGAAGCACATGGAACGCTATTTCTGGAACTGGCGTGGGAATAGATATGAAATTCTCCGCATGGGATAGGATAACTAACAGAACCACTGCCATCAGATGTACTGTCGGAAATTCTTCCGGAGTCATCCTCGGGATGTTGAGCGTATCTGTACTTGCGGATGCAGAAGTGACAAGAGAAGCTGTTTTTAACGCTCTGACTGACAATGGCGATCGTCAACTTATAGCCTATGGCTCAGACGGGAAATTGTACATTAATGGCGAATACATAAAGTCTAAAACCATAACGGCCGATCTTATCGACGTGAATACACTTGATGCGATTGTTGCAAAAATAGGCGGATTTGTGGTCGGGTCTAGCAGTATACATACCAGCGGCCGCAATTCCATGACGTCAACTACGCAAGGCGTATACATAGGAATAAACGGATTTAGCGTATATAAAGACACGAGCAATTATTTTAACATGAACACTAGTGTAGGATTGCAAATAAAAGGCGGTACTATCAAATTAGGCAATGTAACTCTTGCGGAAGCATCTGATAAAAAGTCTCTGAGCGTCAAATATGGCATGCAGGTACACACTCAAAGATCATCTGGACAATTCACAGACGGTTCAGGCGAATTTAAACTAATCAACTTGACTACTGTCTCATCGGGACAAACTCTTTGCATCGCGAGTAATATCGTATATAAGTTGTCATCTTCTTCAAAAAGATACAAAAACCATGTTCGAAATATGGATAGCTCTGAAGCGGATAAACTCCTTAAAGTTCCAGTGGTATGGTTTCAATATAAAAAAGGCTATTTGAAAGAAGGAGACTCATTTGAAGACAAACCAGTGCCGGGATTCTATGCGGAAGACGTGTATAAACAATATCCTGAAGGAGTAATATTTAATGAGGATGGGCAGATAGAAGACTGGAATTACAGAACCATGATTCCGGCAATGATGAAAGTTATTCAGGATCAGAATGAAAGAATTAATACATTGGAAGATACAGTGAACACATTGAACGAAAGACTGAACAAATTAGAGGGAATGTTGAAAGGGGTGGTTAAATAATGCTGATTGCGAATTTCACCAATTATGGTGAAGAAATTACAGTAGACGGACTTTGGCAATATGATTATGGTCAGAGATTACAAATTAATGGACTTAATCTCCCAGATGTGTTTGAGGTTCATTTATTCTGGAAGGGATTGGAAGAAGCAAAAGTTGTAACAGGTTATACTGAGAATAATAAGTTTTATGTTGATATTCCAAACGAGTCACTTAAACAGAGACAAGCTATCACTGTTTATATTTATCTATCAACACCTGAAACAGGAAAGACTGTAAATACCGTGATGATGTTTGTAAATAAACGGCCAGAGCCTGAAGGATTTGAAATTCCCGAAGACATTGATTTATTCCACCACACATTGACCGCTGTTGGGGAATATACAAGGCAGACGAAAGAAGCTGCACAGATGGCAGATGCCAGGGCAACTGAGTCGGAATCCTGGGCGCATGGACATAAACTTTATCCAGAACGTGATAAAGACAATGCAAAGTATTATGCAGATCAGGCAAAACAGGTTGCTACACAAAATGGCTTCTGTCGTATGGAAATACGGGAAGATGGACATCTATATTTATCCCGTACAGAAAATATTGTACAGAGTTTGGATTTTAAGATAAATGATAAAGGGAGATTGGGGGTTATGATGTCATGATAGAAACAGATTTAGGATGTGTGACTGCCTATGCTGATGCAGTGGCACAGGGTTACACAGGAACTCGTAAAGAATTTGGTCAGGTGCTGGCTAATTTTGCAGATTCTGCAACACAGGTTGCAGCAGACAGGACAGCGGTAGAAGCTGCAAAGAAATCAGTAGAAGTAATGCAGTCAGATGTAACACAAAAACAGGAGACTGCGGCTTCCAATATGAAAACAGCTGTCGAAGCCGCTGAAAAAGCAAAACAGTCTGCAAGTAACGCAGAAGCATCAAAACAGGCCGCTGCTAAGTCTGAACAGAACATCAACAATACCGTGACAGCTTTTGATAGTCATGTCGAAGAAAAGAAAAGCGAAGCAGACACAGCAATAAATAAAACGAAAGATGCCGCAGTCAAAGCTGTGACAGATCAGCAGACTGCATCTATTCAGGAAGCAAAAAGTCAGATTGCGTCCTACATTACAGAAAAAGAAAGCGTAGCAGAAGACCAGATTAATAAACATACATCTGATAAGATTACAGAACTGAATAAAGCAGCAAGTACAGCAAAGACTGCATTAGAACAGTCCATATCAAATTCAGAAAAAGCAAAAACAGCTCTGGACGGTAGTATTACCAATTCTGTCACATCCAAAAATAATCTGGATAAGAGTATTGAAACAAGTGCCGGCAAAAAATCAGATCTTGATACCAGTATCAAAAATGCTGATACAGCAAAGACTGCATTAGATACTGCCACGATTACTGGAAACAATGCATTGCAGGCATTACAGAGTGAAAATAGTTCAGCCGCATCAAACCTTGAAGAGTTGAGAGGTGAAAACTTTAATTCACAGGAAATTCTGGCAGGGGTTGCTGACCTGAGGGCATATCTTGGACTGTCAGATGATGATATTCTTGGTTTACAGGTAGATTACAGGAATAAAACTTTTAAGAGACTGGCAGGTGCCACTAACCTGACACCCGGCACTGACTTTGACAGATTTTCCATGTATGGTGGCAGACGTAAATGTAATGTTGCTGATGATGGAACTATCAGTGCTTGGTTTGGTGATGAAAGTTATGCGGAAGATGGTTCAAATGGACAGGTTATGGTATATCAGCCTAAGTTCTATTATCTGGTATGCCCGGTCGTATATGATCCAATTGATACAGGTATTGGTTACCATTTGAGAAAAGCAAATTACTATGTATCAGAAAAACCAAGACCAGGTTTCAGACTGCATCCTGCTTTTTATGATGTAAATGGAAATGAGATTGATTATTTCCTGACCAGTGCAGATGAAGGCTCTGTATATGATGTATCTGCATCTGCTTATCTGTTACAGGATGAACAGGTGTTAAATGCGGCAGAAGATAAGTTTTGTAGTATTTCAGGTGCAAGGCCTGCATCTGGGTACTCACAGAATCTCACAAGAACATCCGTTGAACAGTTGGCACAAAACAGAGGTACAAACTGGCATGGTGATCTCATCAAACAGGTATCTGCCGAACAGCTGCTGATGATTATTGAAATGGGTGTTATGGAATTACAGACACCGATTGGTTTAGGTGTTGTCAATATTCCGTGGGAAACTGGCGATAATAAAACCTGTTCTTATGCCGCAGTAACAGGTAGTACTTCCAGTATTGGAAACGGTACAGGTAGGGCTGCAAAATCAACTGTTTATCCAAGCAATGTTGCAACAGAATATACAGATAACGGTAAAACATCAATTTGTTGGCGCGGAAAAGAAAACTTCTGGGGTAACATATGGAAATTTGTATACGGTGTGAATATTTGGGGTAATGGCAAAATGGCAGGGGGTCAGCCATATATTTGCAAAGACTTCAATTTTGCAGAAAACAAGAATAGTGATAACTATGAAGCTGCTGGTTTCACCGTAGCCGCAAAAGCTGGTTATATCTCTGCAATGGGGTATTCAACAAAATGCGACTGGTTGTTTATGGCTTCTGAATGTCTTGGAAACAGCGCACTTCCTGTTGGTGACTACACCTATATTACTGAACTTCTGAATGGTTATAGAATTGCTCGATTGGGTGGTAGTTGGAATAATGGCGGTTATGCCGGGCTATTCTATTGGAGTCTGGATAACGGTGTCGGTTATCGGTATCGTAATGTCGGGGGTCGCTTGGTATATATCCCAACCAAGGACTCAGATGTTTATCTTGCTGCCATTGCGTCATGGAAGGCTCAAATGGCAG